GACCACATCTCTATCGTCATTAGCGGGAACGGAGAGGGAGATGAGCGCAGGATGATTGACAATGTAATGACAAAGCTCAGGGCATTGGTTGAGGAAACAGGCATCGGCTTGATCCTTGTCAGCCACCTTAAGCGTCCTAGCGACGGGCGTGGTCACGAAGAGGGAGCAAGCACTAGCCTAGCCCATCTGCGTGGGTCAGCCTCTATTGCTCAACTGTCTGATATGGTTATCGGGCTTGAGCGCAACCAGCAGGACGCAGAGCAGAAGCACGTTACAGCGTTGCGTGTATTGAAGAATCGTTTCTCGGGTGATACCGGGATAGCTTGCAATTTGCACTTCGACGTTGACACAGGAAGCATGAGCGAATATACCTTTACCGATCTATGAAAAAGAAAAAGATATTGATCTTCGACATCGAGACCAACGCAATTGACCATTGGCCTACCCTTGGGGGGCTGAAGGATTTCCATTGCATAAGCATCTTCGATCCCGCGACAAAGGAAATGCGTTCGTTCAACTCTGTGGAGGGGAATCTCCAAGAAGGGGTTGACCTTCTGAACTCCTCGCACAACATCTGTGGTCACAACGCGATCGGCTTTGATGCTCCTGCTCTCCGCAAGCTAGGATACAAGGTGACGGCTAACGTGGTGGACACGATGGTGATGTCGCAGGTCATCCACCCTGACCTCATGCCCGAGGATTGTAAGCTCCCTGAGAGTAAGCTGCCGAAGAAATTTCGAGGCCGACATAGCCTGAAGTCGTGGGGTTATCGCTTGGGCGAGCGGAAGGACGAACACGGCGACACCGAAGATTGGAGCAGTTGGTCCCAAGAGATGCAGGATTATTGCGAGCAAGATGTTAGGGTGACAGCGGCTCTGTTTGAACACTTCCTCGCCAGCGATCCGTCTAGGCAGATGCTACACCTTGAACACGACTTCGCCAAGGCGATGCAGGTGCAGGAGAATAACGGCTGGCCTTTTGATAGTGCCGCTGCCCTCAAGCTCACCGAGAAGCTCATGGCTAGACGCGCCGAGTTGCAGGGTGATCTTCAAGAGTTGTTCCCGGCAACAGTCGAGGAGATGAAGACACCTTCTGGGTGGATACTCAAAGCTGAGGGCAAGACCTTCAAGGCGACTACGAAAGCCGACCTGAAGAAGCAACTCAAAGAAGCAGGACTGAAGCAGGTGTTGGCGAACGAGGCTGTTAACACAGGGAACAAGACCAAGACCGTTCCGTTCAACCCTAACAGCCGGGACCAAATCGCGGCTCGCTTGATGACTGCTGGGTGGAAGCCTGTAGCCTACGACGGTAAGCGTCCGAAGATTGACGAAGCCGTGCTGAGAGGGGTAGGCACACCAGAGGCTCTACAGTTGCTGGAGTATTTGTTACTTACCAAACGTCTGGGGCAGGTTGCCGAGGGGAAGAACGCTTGGCTGAAGCTCGAGCATAACGGACGTATTCACGGGCAGGTCAACACCAACGGTGCTATCTCTGGACGCTGCACTCACAACAGACCTAACGTCGCTCAGGTTCCTGCTGCGAGAGCAACATACGGTGCGGAGTGCCGTGAGTGTTTCACGGTTCCCGAGGGCAAGGTCTTGGTCGGAGCGGACGCATCAGGCTTGGAGCTTCGGTGTCTTGCTCACTACCTATTCCGATGGGACGGGGGAGCCTACGCGAAGGAGATTCTGGAAGGGGACATCCACACTGTGAACCAGACCGCTGCTGGTCTCCCTAGTCGGGACCAAGCTAAGACGTTTATCTACGCCTTCCTTTACGGGGCGGGTGATCAGAAGATCGGGGACATTGTTCAAGGCACACGGGCAGACGGCAAGAAGCTCAAGCGTGAGTTCCTGATGAAGACTCCGGCGATTGCTCGCCTTACGAAAGCCGTCGAGATGCAGCTTAAAACCTCCCCGGTTCTCAAAGGGCTGGACGGGAGACTGTTGCCATGTCGCTCATCGCACTCAGCACTGAACCTTCTCCTCCAATCAGCAGGGGCAGTGGTGATGAAGCAAGCGTTGGTGTTGTTCGTTAAGAAGGCTAGTCTTCCCTACGAACTGCACGGTAACATCCACGACGAAGTTCAGTTCTCCTGTGCGCCTGACCACGCTGAGGCGTTAGGTCGTCAGTTCTGTGACAGCATCAGGGAAGCTGGCAAGGTTCTCAAGTTTCGCTGCCAGCTTGATGGTGAATACAAGGTGGGAGCTAACTGGAAGGAGACTCACTAAACTACGACATACAACAACATTATGAAAAAGCTACTAATCGACGGGGACATGATCCTCTACCGCGCAGCGTTCGCCGCTGAAAAAGAGACACGCTGGGACGACGACATCTTCACCGTTCACTCTGACTTCTCCGACCTCAAGGATGCCTTCACGGTATTCATCGACGGGCTGGAGGAGATACTGGATTCGGATGATGTATCACTTGCGTTCTCTGACCGAGTAACATTCCGTCACCAGATGAATCCGTTATACAAGGCGCACCGAAAGCAGAAGCGCACTCCCTTGGGTCTTGGTGCGCTCCGCGAGTGGGCTTGTGAGGAATGGCCCATCATCTTTTGGGAGAACCTTGAAGCCGACGATATGCTTGGGATTCTAGGATCGCGTGACCGTGATGGTTCTATCGTGGTCTCAGGGGACAAGGACTTCGCCACCGTGCCATGCACTTGGTATAACTTCATTCGCGATGAGATGAGGGTAATCAGCGAGGACGAGGCTAACTACGCTCACTTCTCACAGACGCTTGCCGGGGACGCTACTGATGGTTATTTCGGAGTCCCGCGAGTAGGAATCAAGACGGCTGAGAAGATCCTAGATAAGCAGGGCGTGACTTGGGAGGCAGTTATCGAAGCCTACGAAAAGGCGGGGCTGTCAGAGACGGAGGCTTTCCTGAACGCTCGCATGGCTTACATCCTCCGAGACGGGGACTACAACCCAGAAACAACAGAAGTAAAACTATGGACACCAAACTAACACCACTCCCTGACAGCGGAGATCGCACCAACTTTAATACAGGGGCCGTCCGTGACGCGATGGCTGGAAAGGGGTTGCCCTCCTGCATACCTACAACCGCCCTACGAGCCGTGTCAAAGCGGTTTGAAGACGGGGCGGTGAAGTATGGGCGGGACAATTGGCAGAAGGGAATCCCGGTATCGCGCTACGTTGACAGCATATACCGCCACCTGTGGGCATTCATGGAGGGGGACATAGATGAGGACCATCTCGCGGCTGTTATATGGAACGCAATGGCTCTGTATGATACGATGGCTTCGATGGACAATGAGGAGCTTCCTAGTGAGCTTTACGATATTTGACCCATATTAGACCTTTATGTCTGATTTTGTTCCCTCCGTCCCCGAAGATATAGTGGGATTCTTAAGAGACCGCTTCCCTCCAAGGGACTTTACCACCAGCGAAACACTTCGTGAGATCGACTTTTATAGCGGTCAGCGCGAGGTGGTTTTGTTTTTGGAGAGGCTTCTGGAGGATCAGGTTGAAAGTTCATTCACCGCTTAACACCCCACCACCACCACCCGTAACCATGTGTATGTCATCGCCCAAGATTCCGACCCCGCCACCACCTCCTGTTGCTCCTCCTCCACCTACGGCTATTGCCGAGACCGTGAAGGGGAGCAAATCAAGCAAGGACACTCCTAAAAAACGTCGCGGCGCAGCCTCCTTGGTTCTTCGCCGCCCTACCGTCTCTTCTACGGTGACAGGAACAGGCTCTAACATACCATACTAAGACCATGCCAATTAACGCAACCGAAGCTACCATCACATCGAACGGCAGCTACAACGCAGCATCCACTCCTGCAATTAACACCACGAACGGTAAGACCAACGCATTCCTTGTGAGCGGCACGTTTGATGGAGCTACTGTTAGACTTCAGCACAAGGTGAAAGATGCCTACGTCGATGTAGGTTCCGACACCACAGTGACTGCTGCCGGGGGAGGATTGTTTACCTCTCCAGTAGCAGACATCCAAGTCGTCGTAGCGAGCGGTGGAGGATCGCTGGATGTTGATGTTGTTATCAAGCCAATCTACCCCTGATGTTTTACGTCAGTTGCCACTAATACCAAAAGATTCCCGATGAAGACTACTAGGCGTGACAAGGAGCTTTTTGAAAGCCAGCACTACAACCGTAGGACTACCCGTCCGCTGACGTTCCCGTTCAGCAGGTCGTTTTCGTCTCCTCTCAACGGGCGCGGACTAGCCGACGGGATGTGGTTCGACGGCATAAACGACACGGTTCTCGTCGATGGGTCGCCCTTCAACGCTAAGACCACGGGCAAAATCACTGGCGTGTTCCAGACGGCATCGACCGGGGTTGTTTGCATTTGCGCGGCGACCGACGCAGGGGACACCGCTTCAGACCTCCGCATCAACATCAGTGCTGGAAAGCTCCAGTTCGCCGCTCGTGAAAATTCTGGTCACGACCTCAACGTCAAAACGAACGCAACGTATAACGACGGCGCGGCACACACATTTGAAGTCAAAGTGACAGCATCGGGAACCTCCATCACGATTGACGGGGTGCTGCTGGAGACTTCGGAACTCACTTTCACAACGGGGTCAGCGTCGAGTCATATCTGGTTCTCTGATGTCTTAAACGTAGACATATGGGCCATTGGGGTTCGTCAAGAGTCTACGCCAGACAACAAATTCCTCGGGGTTGTCAGGGACATCAAAATCTACGACGAAGACACCACCACGGTCATCGGACAGTGGGCGGGGCATGGGAATACAGATGCCGACTGGCGCGACTTATCCGGCAACGGGAACAACGGCACGGTGGCTGGCAGCCCATCCCGAGCCATCAGCACAGACAACGGCAAAACGTGGTCGGTGAATTTTACTTAACCCAGACATTTCTGAATAATTACCGTGACCTCCCAACAACTCTATCAATCCTTGGAGGGGCTTCGCTGGTCCTATCTGGATCGCGCTCGCACCTGTTCCAAGTTGACGCTCCCATACGTCATGCCCGAAGAGGGCTTCGGTCCTCACAGTCGCCTTGACACACCGTTCAGTGGTGTAGGTTCCAGAGGAGTAAACAACCTTGCGTCCAAGCTCCTGCTTGCCTTGCTTCCTCCCAACGCTCCTTTCTTCCGTCTTCAAGCGGACGCTCAGAAGCTCGCTGAGGACAACACTCCACCTGAACTGATGTCGGAGATTGAAAAATCTCTCCAGTCGCTTGAGGAGTTGTTAATGGCCGAAGTGGCGCGGGGAGCCTACCGAGTTGCGATCCATGAAGCCCTTAAACACCTCATCATTACTGGCAACGCTCTCCTTTACATTCCAGACGAGGGGGGACTGCGTGTGTTTCACCTTGACCGCTTTGTGGCCAAGCGTGACCCAATGGGTAACCTTCTGGCTGTAGCAACCAAAGAGACCGTCGCGTTTTCTTCGTTGTCGGAGGATGTCAGGACGGCACTGTTCGCTCAGGATTCCAACATCGACGAAGCCTCAGCTAATATCGACCTCTACACCTGTTGCTCCTTGAAGGACAACAAGTGGGAGATCAAGCAGGACGCTAACGGCATCAACATCCCCTCCGCTGGCGGCACTGTTGCCTTTGACCAGAATCCTTTCATTCCTCTCAGGCTCTCGCGTATTGACGGGGAGGCTTACGGGCGTGGTTACGTTGAGGAATACCTTGGCGACATCCAGAGCCTTGAGAGTCTTACCCGTGCTATTGTTGAGGGAAGCGCAGCCGCAGCCAAGGTCTTGTTCCTTGTGAATCCGAACGGGACCACACGCGCTAAGACGCTTGCTGATAGTCCGAACGGAGCCATCGTTCAAGGCAACGCTGGTGATGTCAGCACTCTTCAGCTTAATAAGTTCAACGACTTCAGGACCGCACAGACCGCGATGGACGGAATTAACGACCGTCTTGGAGCAGCCTTCCTGTTGACCTCCGGTGTCGTCCGACAAGCCGAACGTGTTACCGCCGAGGAGATTAGGATGCTTTCACAGGAGCTTGAGTCATCCCTTGGGGGTCTCTACTCGCTCTTGTCCAGTGAGATGCAGATGCCTCTCGTTACTCGCATCATGCGTGTGATGCAGAAGAAAAAGCAACTCCCCGCCTTGCCGAAGGATTTGGTCAAGCCTGTGATTGTTACAGGTGTTGAGGCTCTCGGACGAGGTAACGACCTTTCCAAGCTGGATCTCTTCCTTGCCGGGGCAGCACAAGTCGTTGGGCCTCAAGCGATTACCCAGTTTGTTAACATCGAAGACTACTTCAAACGTCGTGCTACTGCCTTGGGCATCAAGACCGATGGACTTATCAAGTCTCAGGAGCAGATGCAGCAAGAGACGCAGATGGCGCAGATGCAGCAAATGACCGAGAAACTAGGCCCTGCTGGAATTAAAGCCTTGAACGAACAGTCAATGGCAGGTAATCTGCAACCGACTGAAGAAGAAGAACCAGTCAGTTAATTATGGAATCCATCCAAATCAACGAGCCTACCGAAGCCGAGAATATCACCTTGGAGCAGCAAGCTGCGATGCAAGACGAGGCCAAGCAGCAGCGCGAGACGCAGCAGACACCTGTTCAAGAGGAAGTCGCAGGAGCCGATGAAGCGGTTTCTGAGGAACCTCCTGAGCGTCCTGAGTGGCTTCCTGAAAAGTTTGAGTCCGCTGAGGACATGGCGCAAGCCTACGCATCCTTGGAAAAGGACTTCCACGCTAAAGGCTCAGAGGAAGCGGAACCAAGTGAAGTTGAGCAGCCTTCGATTCAAGAAGCGGTTGGCTCCACAGTGTCCAAGGCTTCCGAGGAGTTTTCAGAGAGCGGACAGCTTTCGGAGCAGACCTACGCAGCTTTGGAAGCTAACGGCATCTCTCGCGACTTTGTTGAAATGTATATCGAAGGCGTGACCTCCGTATCGCAGCAGCAAACCAGTGCGCTAATGAGTGATGTCGGAGGACAGGAGAACTACGATGCTATGTCTGAGTGGGCTTCTACTGCGCTGACTGATGACGAGCAAGCAGTCTTCAATGAGACTGTGGAAGCAGGAGACCCTCGCGCAGCAACGATGGCGATTAGAGGGGTGTATGCTCGCTTCATCGCGGACGGAGGTTCCCCGGTATCGCTTGTCCAAGGAGACACCCAAGGTTCAGGTGCTAGACCCTTTAACTCAGCGGCACAAGTCACTGAGGCAATGAGAGATCCTCGCTACGGTAATGACCCAGCCTACCGAGCGCAGGTTGAGCAACGGCTGGCAATCTCAACTGTTATATAATTATGTCTGAAATCATTAAGTTTGTTGTCGATAATCTTGAAGCTATCTTGGGAGCAGCTACGGCTGTTGTCACTGCTGCTTCAGCACTCGCCGCCCTTACGCCCACGCCCAAGGACGACGGCATCGTCAAGGCTGTCTACAAGGTTGTGGACTTCCTTGCCCTTAACATCGGCAAAGCTAAAGACTCCTAATCCGTGAGCGCAGTAGCCCTTCTGGTCAAAATCCTATTCCTATTCCCCAAGCTGGAAGGGTTCCTGCGCCGTTCTTTTCAAGAGTATGAGAGGCAACAATATCTCAAGCGTCATCGCGTTTATGATGGTGCTATTGACGAGTGGATGCGTGATGCCTCCGATGACGGAGACGAAGATCCCGCAGTTCTTGGAGGAGTTGAAGACGCATCAGTTCTCCGTCGAGGAGAAACAGACGATAGGGAAACTGCTTCACTACATCAACGATCTGGAGAACAACGTCCGTTAAAAGAAGAGGACTGACTGAGAAAGGCCGAGATCAAAGTGAAACGACCGCAACCAGAGGAAGGCCCGAGGAAGCGGTCTTTTTGTGCGCTGATGTCTGGTGTTACGGCACGATGAAAGACTCTCTTTAAACCCCTCACACATCCATTACCCCATGTCCCGCCCCAACCTACGCATCGAAAAGAAGCCCGACCCTAAATCCACCGAGACGAAGAAGGATACACCCGCTAAGGAGCCAAAACTCACCGATGCTGAAGCTATGGAGCTTATTCAGGAGGAGAAAGAGGCAAGGGAGGGTAAGAGACTGGATAAGATTATAGAGGAGCTAGACCGGGAGAAGAAGGAGAGAGACGCGAAAATACCGCAGAGAGCGAAGGAAAGTGCGAAGGCGAGGAAGGAGAGAGACGCTGCGTGGAGGAAGGAGAACCCAACGAGAAGCAAGCGCACAGGGATTAGTCCGGCGGAGCTTTTAAGAATCGACCGGAAAGCGCGTCTGAAGGCGAAGGAAGAGGCGGCGCGGCGTAAAAAGAGGGGGTTGCCGCTTCTAAAACGCCCCGGTCCTCTTAAGCCGGGAGAAGCCGAGGCTTGACCCCGAACTAGAAGCTAAGACATCCATTACCCCACACCCATTACAATGCCTAAAGACCCTAACGCAGCCAAGAACGCCGAGAAGCGAAGCGGATTGAAGATCAAAAAACCTGCGGCGGGAGCGGTAAGCGATAAACCGTGGGGGAAAAGTTATGAAAAGTTTGATCCAGACGGCCCCGGATATGATGAAGAGACGGCAGATGAACTACGTAGGTTGGACCCATTAACGATGCCTAAGCCTACCCGTCCCCCCAAAGATCCGTCTAAGGGGGCTTCCAGAGCTAATGAGGGAGCTTTTGAATCATGGCAATGGCATCCCGAAGCGGGGGATTGGAAAAGACACGGAGGCAGCAGAGATCGGAGAACGGGGCAAGGGCTTAAAGGTAGAGCGCACACATCCTTTGGTAAGTATTTGAAGGGGGAGAAGGCCGCTGGCTACACCATCACCAAAGATCCCAAAACAGGAAGATACTATTCTCACCCCAAGCAACAGGGGGATGCAAACAAGGGGAAAGCAGCGAAGCGAAGCGGACTGAAGATTGTCAAAAAGAAGAGGGCGAATAAGACACCCAAAGAATGAGACATCTTTCCTCTCACCTAACCGTAGGCGACACCCTACAAATCACTTTCTGGGACCACTGTGAAAACGGTATTGGTCCTATGGCTTGCGTAGTCAATGGACGTTTAAGCGTCATTGAAGAGGACTACGTTACAGTCGAGTCGTGGCATCCTAGCGAATGCGAGGATAACGACGACGAGAACACAACTTCATTCACCATTATTTCAAGCTGCATAACGCGCTTGGTGGTGATGAAACCCCAAGTCATCATAAAGATTGACTCCTCCGAGGCCGAAGATGAGACCCACTGCTGTGGACAATCAACAACTCTGAACCACGATAAGGATACATCCGAGTGAGGACACCCTTAACTACCCACCCAAACTACTACTACTATGGCTAATGGCGACACTACCTCGTCCCGCTTGGGACAAGTCAACGCAGCTGGCGATGCCAATGCGTTGTTCCTTAAGGTGTTCTCAGGAGAGATCCTGACCACCTTCGAAGAGATGAATGTGATGAAAGACCTGCACACGGTCCGCACCATCTCTAACGGCAAATCCGCACAGTTCCCTGTGACCGGAATCGCGACCGCGAAGTATCATACTCCCGGTCAAAACATCGCTGACACTGGCAACAGTTACCTGAGTCAGATCAAGCACGCTGAGAAGGTCATCAACATTGACGACCTCCTTGTGGCTTCCACGTTCATCTCCAATATTGATGAGCTTAAGAACCACTACGACATTCGCTCGATCTATGCACGGGAGCTTGGTAAGGCACTTGCGAAGCGTTTCGACCTCGCTACCATGAAGACCCTTGTGGCCGCAGCTCGTTCTGCAACCACGATCACTGGTGGTAGTGCTGGCATCTCGCAGCAAGGAACCTTCGCAGCAGCAACTCCGACATCCGCAGAGCTTGTCGCTGAGTTGTTCATCGCTGCCCAGAAGCTCGACGAGAACGACATCCCGAACGATGGACAGCGTTACGCTATCCTGAAGCCGTCCGACTACTACACCCTCCTGTCTTCCAGTGAGGAAATTATCAACCGCGACTTCGGTGGTGTTGGTAATGTGTCGAACGCTACGCTTCCAATGGCTGCTGGCTTCCGCATCTACAAGTCTAACCACTTCTCTGATATTGATGTGGCTGAGGCAGCGCAAGATCAGGACGACGACAACTCCAATAACGATGTCTTCGGTGGCAGCGGAACTGGTTACAACGGCGACCTGTCCCAATCCACCATCATCGGTGGACACCCATCGGCAGTCGGCACTGTGAAGTTGCTCGACCTCGCCACTGAGTCGGACTATAAGATCGAACTGCAAGGAACTCTGTTCGTTGCTAAGTATGCTATGGGCCACGGAGTTCTCCGTCCCGAAGCATCGTTTGAAATTAAGAACGACGCATAACCCCTAAATTGAGTGGCTCTGCCTTCCTTGTGAGGGCAGGGCTGCTCTTTCTCTTTCTTTTCCCCATGGCTACACTTACGACCAAACTAGATTCTGTTAACACCATGCTAGGTTACTTGACCGAAGCTCCTGTTAACAGCATTGCTGACTCTACCGCTATCCCACCTTCCGCTGCTTTAGCCAAAGGTATCTTGGATGAAGTTTCACGCGAGGTCCAGTCAGAGGGGTGGCACTACAACACTGCCCAAGATTTCAAGCTGGAAGCAGACGGTAACAATCAGTTCGTCCTACCGGATAACACCATGCAGGTGGACTCCGCTGG